CCAGGAATGGCCAAGGATGGCAGCAATCAGCGCAGTGGGTTTGATGCTGCTTTTGGTGGTAATGCGTGCGGAGTGCTTTCCACGGACATAACCGCCCCCGCTACCGAAGCCGCTAAGCAATGGGAAGGATGGGGGACGGCGTTAAAACCGGCTGCTGAGGAATGGTGGTTGTTTCGCAAGCCCCTCATCGGCACAGTCGCAGCCAACGTACTCGAACACGGAACGGGCGGGCTGAATATCGGGGCGTGCAGGGTTGGGACGGAGGAAATTAAAACGCAAGGGGGCGATAAGTTTCCAGGGGTCTACGGAACCTTTGCGGCTTGCCCTGAGTCAACTCACGTGGGCCGTTGGCCTGCTAATTTTATCCACGATGGCAGCGAAGAGGTGCTGGCGTTGTTTCCTGACGCCGACGGCAGCGGCTCCGCAAGAACGCTTAATCGCGGCCAGCGTGACGATGGGTGGGGAATGGCAGACGAGCCAGGGCTATTGCGTGACGCAGGCACAGGCAGCGCAGCACGATTTTTTTACTGCGCTAAGGCAAGCCGCGACGACCGGGACGAGGGGTTGCCGATGGATCAGCATTCGAGCCATCCAACGGTCAAACCTACCGACCTAATGCGTTACCTATGCCGACTTATCACACCGCCAAACGGCATCGTCCTAGACCCCTTCACGGGCTCAGGATCGACCGGCAAGGCGGCGATGGCCGAGGGCTTTCGGTTCATCGGCATCGAACGCGAGGCCGAATACATCGAGATCGCTAGAGCTAGGATTTCTGCTGAGGCCGAAAAGCCAAGGCAGTTGAGTTTGTTTTGACCTTCAGGCGAGTCCACCTTGCCAAGAATCCTGCCTCTTTTGGTCCTTTTCGGACGCAGGGTTTTTGCCAAAACGGACTGGTGCGCGGTACGTGCCGGGCTCATCACCCAAACGACCGTTGGCAAGTGGCGTTGAAACTTCCGCCGTTTGCCCCAGGGTCGTCCGTTCTAACGGGCGGGCGGCTCTTTTACGCTCCGTGTGGGGCGGTTGTTCGGTAGTTTAATTGGAGTGCGGAAAATGAACGATAGGCGATTTATGATTTTTAAGATTTCAGAGGATACCGTGGCTAGCTTGCTGCGGTGCGATGGAAAGGTGTTCAGGGTGTCTGCTTCGGAATGCCCGGCAGACGCAAAAGTTGCGGGGGTGTTTTTCGATCATCCTTCGGGGTGTTTTTGGATCCGCATGCAATCGCAAAGCTTCGAGCCGGTTCCAGAGGGGTGTCAGATTCCGATCACAAACAAATCGGTGTGGCTAGAGGAAATCAAGCCTGAACTAATTAACCCAAGCTAGGCTCCGAGTGGGGCGGTTTAACTCGAAAGGAAACATGATGACGAAATCGAAATTTACTCCGGGGCCGTGGAAGGCTGAACCGCATAGAGACTGCGGTATTTTCCGCATCAAAGCAGGCGAAGAAAACATAGCGTCGCTTTCGTTTTGGGTTGAGGCAAACGAAGACGCCAACGCGGAACTTATGGCCGACGCTCCGAGGATGCTGGAGGTGCTGCGAACGCTTCACGATTTCGCTTTGCCATTGCGGCACATAGGGCTACCCGAGGCGTCTGCGCAAGCATTAGCAGACGCTCGGGCGTTACTCGAAAAACACGGCGGCTAGATTACGTCCAGACTGACTGGAGTTCCAAAGGATTCAACAATGAGTAAAATGATTGCGTCGGTGTGGCAGCCAGACAAGAAACACAAACCCCCTCGGTGCATCTTTGCGCGATCTAGCGCACTGGCTGCCACGCTTTTTGCATCGAGGGGGATTTTTTGGACAGGGACGCCAAAATGAGCGGCAGCGACGACGGCAGCGGAAAGCGAAAAAGCCCTGGGGCAAAATCACCTGGGTTCTGGTTTTTTACGGGCGATTGGCTCAAGGATCCTGAGTTACGGTTTTGTTCCATTTTTGCTCGGGGTTTGTTAGTCGATTTGCTTTGCTTCATGTTCGAGTCCAAGGAGCGGGGCTATCTGATTTGGCCGGACGGATCGCCAAGGTCAAACGAAGATATCGCCGACGCGGTTTCAGGCGGGGACCGTTCCGAGAAGGTAAAAGCGATTGAGGAACTCGAAAGAAAAGGCGTTTTATCCAGGGATTCTAGAGGAGTTTTGTATTCTCGACGGATGGCTAGGCTCGGGGAGATATCGCAAATGCGCAGCGAAGCCGGGAGCAAACCGAAAGCAAAACCGGAACAAACGGCGAACAAACCTGGAACAAACGGCGAACAAAAACCGGGGGTTACGGTTTCTGATTCTGTTTCGGATTCTGATTCGTTACTTTTAAAACCCCCCTTACCCCCCTCAGGGGGAACGGTCGAGCCACCAAAAGAAGATCCGAAACCAGACCCAGCGGCAACTACGCCGTCATCCAAGCCGCCAAAGGAACCTCGCAAGCCAAAAGAGACGATCGGCCAATTCGACATCCCTCCAAGGCTAGACTCTCCCGAGGTGCGCGAAGCTCTCGAAGCCTGGGAGCGGATGCGGCGCAACATCGGGCATCCAATCCGCGACAGGGGCAACGTCTGCCGGGGCTGGGATCAAGCCTACCGCGATCGGGATCACTTGTTGGCATGTATTAACCTTACGACGGCGAACGAATGGCAGGGCATCAAGCCGAGCCACGTAGACCCGAAGGCTAAACCGAAGGTCGACCCCTACGCGAACCTGAGGAAATACTAATGGCCGAAAAAACCGCCCGATGCATCAAGGACGAAGAAAACCTAATCGGGGCTCTGATTGTCAAACCTGAGGCGATCTACATCGCCCAAGAGTACGTGACGGCTACCGACTTTGTTTCGATCGGTTTTTCTCAAGTGTTTTTCGCGATTCAAGCTTTGCTCAAAAAAGCGGTCCCGCTCAACGCGACGAACATTGCAGCGGAACTAGACCGGATCAAGGTGCTAGACCTCGTAGGGGGCGTTTCTAGGCTCGTCGAGCTTATGGCCGAAGGTATGCCTCACCACGTTCAATACTACGCCGAGCAAGTCGCTAAGGCGTCTCAGAGGCGAAAGCTTCGGCGCGTCATTGACGATCTAGCGAAGCAATGCGAGGGCGATGAGTTCGACCCAGTCGAGTTTGCTGGCGAAATGTCGGCAGCGTCTACGATCATTGACGGGGCAGGCGTCGAGCAAAAGCGGCTAGGCTTGGTCCTCGATGAATTTTTGGAGCAGTGCGAAGAAAACCGGCAATCCAAAAGCACTTCGGTTTTTGCGACTGGGATTGAAAGGCTCGATGAATCGCTATTCGGTGGATTGCCAGCGGGGTACATTACCATCGGAGCGCGGCCGTCGATCGGCAAGTCGGCAGTAGGGGCGGAAATCGCATTGAGGCCAGCAAGGGACCGAAACGAGCCGACGCTATTTGTTAGTCTTGAAATGAGCTTTCGGCAGTTCGCATTGCGTTTCATGCTGAGGGGTACAAGCCTCAAGGCTAGCGACATCAACCAATCGACCTACACGGATGCCCAGCTAAACGAAATGCTTGAGGTGGCAGCGGACCATCATTTATGCCCGATGGAGTTTTGGCATAAACCAGGGGCTACCATCGCGGCTATTGAATCCAGAATTAGAACTGACATTGCTCGAAGAGGATGCAAGCTAGTTGTGATTGACTACATCCAGTTAATAAAAGCCCCAAGGGAAATCAGCGACCGGCGGCTACAGGTCTCGCATGTGTCCAACGAGATTTGCAGAATGAGCAAGCAGTTAAATATTCCGATTGTTGTATTGGCTCAGGTCGGCAGGGCGGCAGAGGGTGAGGCCCCAACGCTATCGCACTTAAAGGAATCTGGCTCGATCGAAGAGGATTCGGATATCGTAATGCTTTTGCATCGGGAGGATCGAGCAGCGGAAAAGATGGATGTTTACATTGCCAAGTTTCGCGATGGCGAAATGAGCAAGACTGAATTGAGTATGCGGCGCGGTGCTGTGTACTCGACCGGAGACCGGGAGTTTAAGGTTGGATCGGAGTTGACTAATTACAATGGAGGATTCTAGTGTGAATTACTTAGTGCTTGATTTGGATACAGGGCGAATGGATGGATGGTACGGATCGCAGAAGTCAGCGGAATGGTGTTGCGAAACAAGAAAGAAAAGGGTTGGCGGTAGGTGGATTGTTGTCCAGCTAGCAAGCGACCAAGGCGAACAGATCAGGCTTACGCCAGGGCTTACTAGGCTTGATGATATGGAACTGGATTTACGATGACCGACGACGAAAAGACCCGCAACCTCCGGGACAAAGTGTACTTGTTGGAAATGCGGGTGAAGATTTTACAGGAACGAAACAAGGAGCTTAGGCAATGGATCACGAAACTGACAACAAAGAACCATCCAGCACGGAGGGCGGGCAAGTGAAAGTAGGCGATAAGGTTTGGGTGTTAGCGAAGGTTGAGCAAAAAGATAACGCCGACCTTCAGTTGCGTTTTAGCAGCGAATTTACTTTGTGGCTGCCCGCTAGCGACTGCCGACCTGTCGAACCTGAGCCTGCCAAAAAACCGACGCGAGGGCAGCAGCTAGCAGAGCAGGCCCTAAAGGGCATTTGGGCGGCGAACGATGCGGTGAACGAACCGCCAGTTGTAAAGGATCCCTTGACTACTGCATCCAGCTATCCGGAAATCCCGGATAGTTCGAGCGACCCCATCAACCCTTCGCACTACAAGCAAGGCGGCATCGAGTGTATCGAGGCTATAAAGGCGGCAACAGGCGATGGGTTCATCGGCTACGTTTGGGGCAACGTACTAAAGTACCTTTGGCGATGGCCTAAAAAGGGCGGCGTTGATGATTTGAAAAAGGCTCTATGGTATTTGGATCGATTGATTAAGGAGGTGGGCGAATGAAACGCAAGGAATTTATCGAGTACCTTGAGGGGCTTCAATCTAAAGCGGCATCCCGAGTGAGCGAACTTATGTCTATCGACGACACGCAGTCACTTAATTACCAGCTAGGTAAGTCTGTTGCCTATCGAACCGCGATTGAAAAACTAAAAGAGCAAGACGAAAAGGAGGTGGGCGAATGAAAATCAGGCAAGCACGAAAAATCTTTCGGCGCGTTTGGTTTTACCGAAAGAAAAAAGAGTATTTTGCTAGGATCAAAATAAGTACATACTGGAACGCTCTTTGTTGCGGCGGGGCAATTGTCCTCAGGAACAACCGCAAGCGACAAAAGGAGGCTGGCGAATGAAGATCTTCATTCCAGGCGAACCGGTGGCGCAACCAAGAGTCAAGGTCTCGACGAAGGGCGGCTTTGCAAGGGCCTATGTTGACGCTAAGCATCCGATCCACGCCTACAAGCAAGCAATCAGGCTAGCCTACGTCAACGCAGGCGGCGAGGTGCTAGAGGGGCCGGTCTGGATTCGGATTGTTTGTTGGTTCGAGCGACCTAAGAGCCACAGCAAAAAGCGACGGCAGCAACCAGAACCAAAGGCCACAAAGCCGGACCTGGACAACATTGGCAAGGCAATCCTCGATGCACTTAACGAAATCGCCTACAATGACGATGGCCAGGTCTGCAGGCTGACGGTCGAGAAGTGGTACGTTGGCCCCTACGATGCGATCGAAACGATTATCGAGGTGACCCAATGACCCAACGCAAAAACATATACCTTTGTGGTCCTATCAACGGTTGTACCGATGATGAGGCGATGACATGGAGGGACTGGTTTAAGTCGCAGCAATGCGGTTTTGATTTTGTCGACCCGATGAAACGGGACTACCGAGGGAGGGAGGCTGAGGACTATCGCGAGATCGTCGACCTGGACAAGCAAGATGTTCGAAGCGTAGATTATCTCGTTGTGATGTACACGCAGCCAAGCGTCGGGACCGCTATGGAGATCCTTTACGCTTGGACCATTGGAAAGCCAGTAGTTGTAATTAACGAAAGCAACAAGCCTCTTTCCCCTTGGTTGCGATACCATGCAACGGCAATCGTAAGAACGAAAGAATTGGCATTAAACAAACTCAAGGAATGGAACTAATGAGCACAGAACAAAAAGACGAAGTGGTAAGTTTTCTCGAAAGGCTAGTTGCTGAAATTGAGTCGTCTCGCTACGGCGAGGGCGGGCAGCATCTAGACTTTCTGTATCAAGCAATCAACAAGCGAAAAAAAGAAATCGATAGGAACCCAAAATGCTCGTGATGCCAGCGAATTCAACCGGGTGGTTTTGGCACTGTCTTGCAAGAGAGACGGGTCGGATTGGACACCTTTACTCTCCAGGGGCTCAGCGAGGGCCGTTTCCCTGGTTTCCTTTTGCGTTGGACAACGGCGCGTTTTCGTGCTGGGATCGACACGCGAACGTGTTTGATTTCGACAAGTGGAATTTAATCGAACCGAAATGGCAGCGGATGATTGAATGGGCTGGGCTTGGTGCTCAGACCCCCCGATGGGCTATCGTGCCAGACGTTCCAGGAAACGCCGAAGCGACCTTAGAGCGATGGGGCAAGTACGTTCAGCGGGTTCACGATTGCGAAATCAACGCGGCTATCGCGGTGCAAGACGGAATGACCGTCGAACAAGTTAAGGCATTGCGACCCGGGCCGGTTGTGATTTGCGTAGGCGGGACCGATGAATTCAAATGGGGAACGCTCCAACAGTGGACAACCAATTTTCCAAGGGTCCACGTTTTGAGAGTTAACCAACCGGACAAACTCAACTTCCTGGAATCGCTAGGCGTTGAGTCTTGCGACGGGACCGGATGGAATCGAGGCAACCGAAAGCAGACCAAGGGCGTTGAGGAATGGGCCAGAAACAAGCCGACGCCAACGCAATCGCATATCTGGCGGTGGTGCTGTCGGAGCGAAGACAAGCAGGACGAACTTTTCTCGAACTAGGAACGCCAATGACCCAACGCAAAAACATAATCCAGCCTCCCGAAGTGTGGGCGGCTTGGTCCGAGATCGCTGAGGCGAAGGGCTGGACGATGGCACACCTGATTTTTGAGGCCGTCAACCATCGCCACAGGCTCAACCAAGAGCGACCGGGGCGAGGGCGGCCAAAGTCCAATCCGGGGGCTCGGAAGCGGCAAAAGCGAAATTCGGCCTCCCGGTGATTGTCAAGCCCCTTGACGGTGGATAAGATGTTGAAAAGGAGAAAAACCATGAACTTAGGCGAACTTGTCAAGAGTAAGCGATTTTGGGCGGCGGCGGCTACGATTGCCGTTGTCGTTTTGAAGGATCGCGTACCGTTGTCCGAAGATCAGATTCAGCAACTTGTTTGGGTTATCGGTGCTTGGATCGTTGGCGATTCGGTCCGACCCCTGCCAAAGCCCGATGAGGTGGCATCGTGAGCCGATTGAAACTTGCAGACCGATTCGCAGCACGCCGAGCGGCCAGGGAAATCTGGATTGCCAGCAAGACCGATGCCGAAGTTGCCAAGCTTGTTAAGCAGGCGGTTGACGGCGATGAGGACGCGCAAAAGCTTCTCTTCGCGACCCATCCCGAAATGCCAGTTGGTATCGATCCGGCTACGCTGTTTTTGCTTATCCAGATCGCTCTGAAACTTTGGATTTGGTGGCAACAAAACAAGGTTGAAAGCCCATCGGAATCGGTCGATTTGGGCGAACCGTTTGACGACGACGAATAACCCCTAGCCAACCCGAACTTTACCGTTGCAAATAGGGGCTCGGTGAGTTGGCAGGGGGCCTAATTGGAGTGACGATGGCAGCGAAAAAAGACAACTGGATTCCTTGGGCTATCATCGCGGGGCTTGTCCTCTATGCGATGGCCCAACAGCCAAAGGAGGGGGGTGATCCATCTACGGCGGCGGCGGTATCGGCAGCCAAGCAGACAATCCCGAACATCCGAGCCGCATATCGCGAAGCGTTTCTTGACGCGGCCAAAGGCATCGAGGACGGGACCATAAAGGATCAAGAGGCTTGGACCGAGTTTATCAGGCAGAATGCAGGGGCAAGGCAACGCGACGCTTTGGACGAGGTTTATGAGGCGATCGACAAACTAAAGCTCCCGGTGACGTTTGCGGGCAAGGAAAAAGAGTTAGCGGAAATCAATCGGCAAATAGCGAGGGCGTGGTAGATGGTCGAAAAAATATTGGAGCGGCTCTTTTTTGCGTTTATGTGTTTCGTCTGCATCCTTATGATGATATGCGCGGCTTCACTAGAGAGGGATTGGTAACATGGACGAATTAGGATTTGTAACCTGGAAGCTTGTTCAATTGGTCCTATGGGCCGGGCCTTTGGGCGTTGGGGCGTTCTTGGCGGTGCTGGCAGGGGCGGCGTTCTACGCGGGCTACTCGATGCGACCCAAGCGAACCG